ATCTTAGCAATTCAGTCTTTGACCCATCTTTATTAATAATCCATGATTCAATAATTTTTTCACCAGTTGAGTCATCAACATAAATCACCCACACATTTCCATTACTTTGTTTCATTTCAACATATGCTACATTACTTTTTCTAATATCTATTTTCACTACTTACTCTCCTTAACTTTCTCTATAAATGGCAAACATAATTTTCTGTCATCACCATCAAGAGTATTAAAATACTTTCTAGCTTCATCTATGCCTTGCTCTTTATGAATGTTAGTAATTTTTTCTAATACATCTGCTTCAGGTAAATCTTCGCCTTGATATATATACAACCCAATGCCATGTAACGATATAGCTTTAGCTAAACATCTTTGCATAGCAGTATTTAATTGCATAGCACTAGGGTTTTTAATGGCTTGATTTTTAAAATCTAACACAGGAAGTTGTGCAGTCATTTCTTTATTAAAAGCGTGAACTGTGCAAAACACCATCATACTACCATCAGGTAATGTAATTGGTTCTGCATAAGTCCATGTAGCTGATTCACAATGTTGTAGTAAGGTATCAACTGCCCACGCCCATGATAGATAGGTAAACTTACCTTTTTTTTCAGTATGTTTACTAACATCTAGCTTTCTTAAATCTGCATATTTACTCATAGTATCCCCTTATTTTCATCATTTAATAATTGGTTTAGTCTGCGAATAGCTTTGTTTAATCTATCTATATCAAACTCGCTTCTAGCTGGTGGGTTTTTTAAAGCATTAACATAGCCTTTTTGATAGGCTTTGTTTAACTCTAGTTGTTGTTGATGTGCTTGTTGGTCTAATTTTTCTTGCATATCTCTGGCTTGTTCGTCTTTCTCAAACTGTTCTTGAGATATTTGTAATGCTCTTTCACTTGATTTACTCATTTGTTTCTCCTTCTTCTTAAAGGTTAATTAATGTTACTACTCTATGTTAATCATTCTTTACTTTCTTGTCAAGCATTTATCATAAATAAATTTGCTTATTAATATTAAAAGAAACGCCCATGATAACAAAGCTGTTGTAATCATCACTATTAAAGACAATCCTAATAATATAATCATATTAAATAATAGGGGTGTTGCCACCCCTATCCTTTTTGTTGTTACTCTTTAATCCAATAACCATACACACATCTTGTGCCATCCCTTGAGCTATCATAAGTATCTCTAATAACCCCATCAACAACAGCAACACAATGCTTACTTACCCTTGCTATCACTTTACCTTTAGGTAATTCTTCAGGATTTAAGTGAACTTTGCATCCACTTCCTATTGTCATGGTAGCTACCCATTTAAATCCTAAAGAAATCATGTAGTCTTTAAACCACTTTTTCTTAACATGAACACCATTTCTTGCAGATTTAACTTCTCCTGACTTTTGATTACCTAATGCCAACCTATCGTATACAGACTTGTAAGGCAACCCTGAAGCTATTGAAACTGCCCTAACAACACAATCACCAGCATCTCCTTGATAACCAGCATTTTTTCTACCACCATCATCATAAACATACATAATATGTTTCCTTCTTTTTAAAGGTTAATAAAAATTTTAAATGTTAATGAACAATTTAAAACAACAATCAATAAATTATTGACTGTTAATACAGCTTAACATACTTATTTCCTTTTGTCAAGTTTATTTGTTTTATCATAACCACTAGATTTAAAAACTTGCCCTTCTTTGCTAGTAGCTTTGTATTCAAAAGAACCAAAATGTTTTTTTATTTCTTTTAAAAATTCATTAATTGTAATTTGTTTTGAATCCAAATTGACTCTCCTTATATCTAAATGTTTTATTGTCAAAATATAATCCTTTTGTTCCTTCCCACCCTGTGCCATGTCTTTGTTTATTTACACCAACAAAACAATCAAACTCTTTTTCTAATGTTTCTTTATCACAATCTATCTTGCCCAGCTCTTCCTCTTTCTTTTTATTTCTAAAAATTGTAATGACATTGTCTGCTAAATTAGTTATATCAGAACTACCCATAACATCAAACTTGGTAGGTCTTTGGTGTTCGTGCATAGTCTTTCTACCATGAGCAACTAAAAATATATGCACCCCTATATCTCTTGCACAAACACAAAGCCTATTAATAAAAGATTTTTGTTTGTTGTAATCATCACTATTAATTCCTACTTTAGTTAATGAATCAACTACAAATATTTCTACATCTAATTTTTCTTTAGCATAATAAAGAACACTTAATACTTTATCAGGTGTTGTTTCCCCCTCTGCATCATACAAATATAAATTACTATCAATTTTATCTAAAAAAGAATCAATGCCTAATTGGGTAGGAAGTGTAGTGCCAGAATCTTGTTGCAACATTCTGCCTAGCGTTGCTCTTGGTTGCATTTCAAAAGAACCAATTAAACACTTATGTTCTCCTAACATTTTTAATATTACATAATTTAACCAAGCAGATTTTCCATGCCCACTATAACCTGACACAATAGTTAGCTCATGATTCCTTACTCTAAATAATTCATCAAATTTAGAAAAAGGTAAAGCAATTCCACCATTAACATCTTGAGTAAAATAATCTAATATTTCTCCACTAAACGCTTTTGGAGTTTTAATTTTAGTATGCTCATCATTATCTCTTGTAGCAAAATAGTTATCTATATCTTTATCTTCTACAATTATCTTTCTTACTTCTTCATCTAATGTCGTCATATAATCCTCTTAATCTACCAGTAATTTCAAATAACTTTTTATTATCTGAATCTGCTAACTGTATCCCTTTCCTAATATTACTAGAGCAAACTGCGACAAATAACAAATCATCTCTAGTTGCTTTTAATATTGAATAAGGATTAGAAAACTTTATTCTGCTGTTAGGTTTATATTTAATATCTCTAGTATTAGGCATAACATCATTCCATGTTAATCCTACTGAATCTAATATAGACTGCATACTGCAACCAGCAAAACAATTAAGTATCATCTTGTCCTCTTTAAACTTTAAACCTAAACTAGCATTGTTATCATCATGGCTAGGGCATAAACATTGATACTCTCCCTCTCCTGATTTATAAACCTTTTTAAACTTCGCTAATATTTCCTCTCTCGCTATCATCTAACATCTCCTTAATTTCATATTGTCGTAGCTTTGGAATACCTTTACTTTTCCAATAGAATACTGCTTGTCTTGATAAAGGTGGTGTAAATTTTTTTGCTAATTGATTAGCTGTTACTTGTAATTTCTCACATACTTCTGTTACTGTCATAATATTTTCCTTTTTGTTAAAGTAATTGAATTTAACACTATAAATTATATTGTGTCAATCTTTTCTATCTCTCATAATTTTTCCTTTTTTAATACCATTAATCCAACTTCTGCATTTGGCACAAACAAATAACGCTTTTCTTTTATTGCCATTTTAGAATTGACAAAATCACAAACATCAAAATTATCCATAGCCTTTATTTTTTCTTTTTTGTAATCTATTACATGAATTAAATCTTCCATTGTTACCTCGTTTAAAAATTGTGTATCATCATATTCAGAATCAAAAAATTCATCTGCTATCTCTTTCACAATTTTAGCAAATTGTTTTTGAGAATATTTTTTAATATGTATTTGTGATATTACTTCTGTAAATTTTTCTATTTTATTCTTCATAATGCTCCCCCATATTCATCATAAATTGGTTTTTCTTGTAAGGCTTCATAAATCTCTTCATATACTCTATCAACCTTATCATCTGATAGCTCGTAGTCTTGCTCGTATCCGTCATCATCTTCATATGTAGCTATTGGATAAATGACAGGAAAGATACCTCCATCATCATTTTCGGTGAAATACCAAATGGTTATGGGAACTTCTACTTCGTCTAGAGCTTTGTTGGTTACCCATCCTGTTGTTTCCCAATCGTTTGTATACCATGTAAGATACCTCCATTTACTCATCTTCACTCTCCTTTACTTCTTCAAGTTCAAATTCATGAGGTAATTCTTCTACCTCACCCCCTCTATCTTTATTATGTTCCTCAAGCCACTTCTTAAAGTTATTAGTAGTACCCTCGTAAGTTCTAGGGTTTCCACAAATATCTCCTTTGTAATAAATGTTATTCATCTTCGTCCTCCTCTAATGGTTCTTTGTTAAACTTTACAATTAAATAGTCAGGCTTGGTTTCAACAAACTCCCAATTGCTATGACCAAATGTATTCTGGCAATACTCGTCCAGTAAATCAGTATCAAATTCCATTACGCGTCCTCCTCAAATTCTTCGGTTAAAAAATCATCTATGACATTTGCTACATGATTCCTATGAACATCTACATCAATCTTGTTGCCATCTTCGTCATAAGCTATTAACTCCCATGCAGTTATTTTCATCTTCACTCTCCTCTTTTAATTAAAATATTTTCTATCTTGCTCATGATGTTACCTCCTTTACTTCTTCATAACCCCAATCCCCATAATCACAAATTTCTTGAAAGGTTAAAGTAAATATATCTTCTGTTCCTGTCCAATCAGGTTTATGAAACGAACACAAATCCAATCTCATTTCTTCTTTATCTACATACACCCTTTCAGCGAACCCTGATTCTTGCAAACATATTCTTTTAATCATTTTCACTCTCCTTATAAATAAAATGTATAAAAATAAACTGTTGCGTATGCAACTATTAAACCAATCACAAAACCCAACAGTCTATTATTTCTGCCTTTTCTTTTACTTTCTTCTAGCCATGATTCATTCATGATGATACCTCCTTTTAAAAATCTTCTATTTGTCTTAATATATT